GTTTAAAGCTAAAGAAGTAATTAAGGACCCTGCACCAGCAGCGGGTGCAATAGTTCCTTGATGAACCAATCCTGGGATGGAGGCGATATGAATTAAAGACATATCATCTCCTTTGCCTCCTCCATATAATGGAGAGATGCCCAATGAAGTGGTAGCAGAACCAGCTAAAACTTGTGATGTACTTTTACCATCAAACTGCGTGTAATTATCGGTGAATCTATTCAAAATAGGAGCCCAATTTTCCACTTGTGGAGGTTTTGCATACCCAAAAAATGCTAGAACATCACCTGCAGCTCCTGCTACTGTAGAGAACAAAGTAGTGAATGGAGACAAAACAGGGAATACTTTTCCAGCAACGTTGGAGATAACTGCACTACCTTTAGCAATGGCAGATAATGTACCTCCTTCTTTTTTCTCTTCCACAAAAGCAGATGAAGTCAATGTAATACCTTCCATATCAACATCTTCCAAGTGCATGTAAACGCAAATATTTGCAGCAGCTGCAACTGCAGTTCCACTAAATAATGCGTTAAATACAATCAACTCCAATCGGTACGAACCAGTAGACGGTCCCTTGATTGAGTAAGCACCTGACAAAGTGCAGATTGGTAATTTCAGTTCATACGTGTCAGATTTTGAAGGATCAATATCTAAATGAGGCACGATCTGAGAATTGACTTTACTACCTTGTTTAATAACTTTAAGAGTAGTAGAAGTTGATGTGACGTTGTAGTCGGTTAGGGGGATAGGCGTAGCTGCTAATATCAATTTGCCAGCTGCAAAAGGTTGACCCTGTACAACGACACGGAGACACAACGTAGCCCTACAGAAAGAAAAGTTAGAATACTTCTTTCCAACAGGCATTGTCGAAATAGTATTCATATAGAATCTAAATAAATCATCAGTGATATTAACACTTGTAGTAGCTGAAGTAACTTGGTTGTGATATATTTTCACGGGATGATCTACGAATCTCTTATATGAATCGTCACCTGCACTGACACTCGAGACTCTATAATTAGTGTCATCGACCATCATCTGAGACGACTGAGCGACATCGGCGTTTTGTCCGATAGAGGCTGTAGTATTTAGTGAATTAGTATTATCATTAAAATTGGCAGAGAAATTAACTAGATGTGGACCTCTCCTAAGCCCACACCGCGGTTGATCGACTATTCCAACGACCAGGGCCACATAATGTAGAGGTTGATCAATTTGCCTCTAACATTAGTCATACATAAGCCGAAGGGAGCCTGCTTAATTCCGTTGCTCAGGGAACGTCGCTTTTAAGGTCATCCGGAGACCAATTTCCTTAGAGCATAAAAGTTCTAAAGTTTTTATCTTTGTATTCTTCAACTAAAGCATCATAGTCCAACAAATGTACTGGACCTAGCCTATGTTCTTCATACAAAGATGTTAGGAACTTCTGAAACAGTTTGAACTTATTGCGCCCATGCAGAAAGAACTCTCTCTGAGCTCCTTCACACACAGCGTGCAATCTTTCAAGTGGAGAAATTCCTAACTCACGGCTTTCAAACATCATACCTTTATATATGGAATCCTCAGCAATAGGGCCCACGTAACCTAAAACTTCCGTGAAAACGAAAGAACGCTTCAGAAAAGTTAGAGATTCAAAAGGTAGGAAAGGAGTGATAACTCCCGATTTGTTGGCCGGAGTAACGACGTATCCCATGTTTCTGTAGATAGGTTGCAAGTTGACCATGTTAAACATGCTAAACTTGTCACTTACACTGGACACGTTGTCGTCACCAACCGTACCCGTCATGACAGCTTCATTAAATTCTTTAAGCATGATCTCACGTCCAAACATGCGAGAGAAAGCTATTCTCATCAACAAAGAATTAACGACAGAATTTAATATAAGAGTAATGATTACACCTGAAGGCATTCCTGCAAATTTCAAATAAACATCACAATTATATCTAAAAAGCTGCCAACGTAGGCACATCACAAAAATGTATACCGCACGAGCATCTGACTCTTCCATTCCGAACCGTATGCTCAAGGAGTAAACAACTTTTGCAAAAGCTCGGAAGGCGACACTTTTATGACATGTGTCAAAAGAGCTAAAGTCTAAATCGAAAAATAGTTTATTTCTTTTCAATCTGCGAGCTAACTCATCCCACTCAACACTCCCTGCATTCATTCCGCCATAACATTCGGAATATTCAGGAAACTTAAGTAAGATGGTAATAAGCGCCATCAACGCCATTCTCCCCCACAGATTGAGCACAAAAGAAAGCACCATAAACAACCTAATCTTTGCTTCATCCAACTTTTCTTGTTCTCGAACTTCATCTTTGAGAACGCCATCGACAATTGGGGCATCTGCGATGTTATTTCGATGTAACTTATCCAATGCCACAACCATCTCAGCAACTTCTGGTTTAAAGAAGTATTTAGTACCTTCCTCTCCATAAG